ATCCCGCACTGAGTTTGCCGCATGGTTGTGGTATGTTCATCAATATGAACTAAAATTTGTAGAAATGATTAATAATGGTTTAAATTGTAAAATCATATGGCCGGAAAGAATGCTTAATAAAGATTATAAACAAATTCATGAAGTAATAGAGTGGCTTGGATTGGAATGGAAAGATGAAGCACTAGATCCAATTAACACTCTGTTATGGGGAAATCCAGTTAAATTAAAGAAAGGAGGAAAATATAATGGCACGAGTAACACCGTTAGAGGTAAAACAAATTCTTGATGGGTGCGTTGTAGAGGACTCAAATGTTGCTGTAATAATTAATTCAGCTAATAAATTTATTACAAAAACATTTGCTAATGATTCTACTATGAGCGCAGATGATTTGAAAGAGATTGAGCGTTGGTTATCTGCTCATTTTATTTCTATTACTTTACATCGCCAAACCGCTGAGGAAAAGGTAGGGGATGCTTCTGCTGTATTTACGGGTAAGTGGCAAGAAGGGTTGCGAATGACTTCATATGGACAGACCGTTCTTATGTTGGATTCATCTGGTTTGATAGAGAAATCTACGAAACAGCAGGCTAGTATTTACGCAGTTCCTAAATGGTAAGACATGGGCTTAGCAAGTGTTATAAATCGGAATCTTAGACAACAGTGCGTCTATTGGGGCAATCCTAGAAATGATGGTCAGGGAGGTTTTATATTTGATTCTCCCGTCCAAATCAAATGCCGTTGGGAGGATATGGCACAAATTGTAGTTGATAGTAAAGGAAATGAACATACTTCAAGAGCCGTAGTTTATATCAATGAGGACCTTGATGAAAATGGAATGTTGCATTTAGGACTATTATCAGATCTGACACCTGCTCAAATGAATGATCCTATGAGTTATTCGGATGATTATTTGATAAAGCGAGTTGAGAAGGAACCAGTATTAAATTCACCTACTGAGTTTTTAAGGAAGGTATTTTTGACACCATCATTATCTTTCGGAGGATTTTAAAATGCCAAGTGCTGCTTATTATGGAATGTTTCCAGTCACTGGGGTAATGGGACTTGAAGAATGTACCATTAATCTTAATAGACAGCTCGAAAAGATTCGCAATGGTAGTCAAAGGGGATTGATAGAAGCAAGTGCTTATATCAGAAATGACACTGAAAAGACTCCTTATATCACCCCGTTGGATTATGGTAATTTAAGATCTTCGTGGTTTGTTGCAACCCCAACTGGGGGCAGACCTCCAGATAAATGGAATACGGGATTTAAGGATGCTCCTAAGAGTGTAAAGAAGGTAAAAGCAGCAAGAATGTTAGCAGATCATAGCGCAGGAAAATCAGAAATGGATGCTAAAGTAAAAGCTGCTACGAAAAGGAATTTTAAAGTGGTCATAATTGGGTATACCGCTTATTATGCAGTTTATGTTCATGAAAACTATGGAGCTGCGTTTAAGAGAGCACAATCCGGACCGGGATGGTTTGGGGATGCCTTAAAAAGGAATACGAGTATGATAGTTTATATAGTTGGGAAACATTCAATGATACCATAATGAACGCACCATCACAAGATGTTAAGGATATGCTTGAAGCATATGAATTCTCTTCAGAGTCTTTTCCGTCATCTGGAAATATGGAAGATTTGGGACTTGTATACGCCGTAAACCTATTTATAGGGAATGAACCATCAAGTCCCCCTGATTGTGTAACTATACGAGATACATCTGGTCGGCCACCATGGATAGGATTAACAGATAAGGGGTATGATTATCCGGCAATTCAAATTACGGTAAGATCTTCTCATTATCTGAAAGGATATAATTTAGCACTCAAAATTAAAGACGCACTCCACGGTCGGGCACATGAGGCGTGGAATGGCTCTACTTATGAACTCATCCAAGCGATGAATGATCCCGCACTTCTAGACTGGGATGATAATAATAGAGCAGTATTTTTTATTAATTTTAACATACAAAGGAGGTAAACGATGAGTAATGCAGTAGCAGGTGTGGGGACAGTCTTTAATCGGAATAGTTCCCCACTAGCGGAGGTAACCAACATAACTGGACCTACTATGACTAGAGATTTCATTGATGTGACGTCTTTGGATAGTACAGGTGGTTATCGTGAGTTTATTTCTGGATTCAGAGATGCAGGCACTGTTTCGTTAAATATGAACTTTACCGAAACTACTTACCTGTTAATCAAGGAAGATTTTGAAACACCTACAACCCAGAATTATTCGATTGTCCTAGCAAATTCAGAAGCTACGGATATTTCGTTCGATGGGTTGGTGACAGAATGTCCAATAACAATACCAACCGATGATAAGATTTCGTGCGATGTTACGATAAAGATTACCGGTATAGTAATGATTAATGGATCAACTTTTTAAACAATATAATCCTAATCAGGGATTTTTTTAGTATTAATAATTAAATTTAACTAATCATGGGAAATTTTTTAGGAAGAACTGACCTATTAAAAAAGGAAGTTCTTAAAATCGAAAAAGTAGAATTTGAAGATGGAGACTATGTTTTTGTTCGTCAGATGACTGGACATGAGCGGGATGCTTTTGAACAATCAATGTTGAGAAAAGTAAAGGATGCCAAAGGGGTAATAACGCATGAACAAGCTACGGAAGATTTCCGGGCTAAGATGGCTGTTAATTCAGTATGTGATGAAGCCGGAGTTTTGGTATTCGTTCTAAATGATTACAAAGCTTTGAGCAATAACATGAGTGCCAGAAAGCTGGAAATCATTTCTAAGGCATCTACAAAGTTAAATGAGATGACCGAAGAAGATAAGGATGAGTTAATAAAAAACTTAGAAGCCGACCAACCCGGCAACTCCTCTTCAAACTCTGTAGAGAGTTAGGATATCCTCATCCAGATTATTTACTGGATTATTTAACGGGACCACAGATCAGTGAATGGGAAGCTGCCTTAACGTTAGATCCAGTAGATAGTCTAAAGGAGGATATTAGGTTGGCTTATTTATGTGCTTCAATGGTTAATTTAGCGATTGGAATTCATGGTAAGAATGGAGCACGAATGAAACCTATTACCGATTTTCTTTTACAGTGGGATATAGAAGGAATTCCAGAAAAGCGACAATCTCCTGATGACATATTAAAAATATTCCAAGGAATAGCAGGGGATCAAAAAGCTGCAGCAGAAAGAAAAAAGAAAATTGCGGAACGGAAGGAAAAGAGAGAAAAAGAGATCAGAGAAAAAAAGGATAAAGACAAAATCAATCAATTCAAATTAAGAAGCCATGAATATAGGAGCAATGTACGTGACGTTAGGAGTAAACCTATCGGAACTTGATAAAATGGTACCGGCTTTAAATAGAACAGCTCAAAGGTTACGTACTTTTGGATATTTAGCATCCACGGCAATTACTCTTCCAATAGTAGCTGCTGGAAAGGCTTCTTTTCAAATGGCTAAGGATTTTGAATTCTCTATGCAAAAAATCGTAGGCTTGGCGGGAGTTGCGCAGTCTTCTGTAAATGAATTTTCAAAAGCAGTTTTGGATATGGGTCCTAAGGTTGGAAAAGGACCTTTGGAATTAGCGGAAGCATTGTATTATATTAACTCGTCAGGTATTAAGGGTGCTCAGGCTTTGGACGTTTTGGAGACCTCAGCTATGGCTGCCACGGCAGGGCTTGGGGAAACTAAGCAAGTAGCCGATTTACTGACCTCCGCATTAAACGCTTATGCGGGGACGGGATTGACTGCGGCAAAAGCGGCAGATATATTGGTAGCAGCTGTTCGTGAAGGTAAAGGGGAAGCTAATGCGTTTGCTCGTACCATTGGTTCTGTAATTCCAATAGCGGCAGAGCTTGGAGTGAGTTTTGATCAAGTTGCCGGATCAATGGCTGCAATGACATTGGAAGGGGCCAGTGCAGCCAATGCCGCAACTTACTTAAAAGGATTCTTTAACGTGTTACTAAAAGCACCTCCGAAAGGGGAAGCATTATTGAATAGCTTAGGAAGCAGTTATGCTAATTTAAGGAAGATATTGAAAGGGCCAGATGGTGTAAATAAAGCTATGGCAGAAATACGTAGACTTACTAAAGGTAATGAAGAGGCAATGTCTGATATCCTTC